TGGATATTTATGTCCTGAAATCTGGACAATTAGCGGGCTCTTCGCGACCGTACTTAACACCCCCCCGAAAGGACCCTGGGGCGGCCTATTTGAGGCTGTACACGTACATCGCAACCACCGCATAGGCCCCGAACCCGATCAGCACCAGGGCCAGGGCCACGAACCAACCGGGCAGCGCCTTGCCCAGTCCAGAATCTGCGTACCCAGGATAGGCACGTCCGCAGGCGGGGCACGCCTTAGCCTTCTCGTACACCTCTTTACCGCACGACATGCATTTAATCACAGGGCTTTTCCTTTCGTCAGAATATCTTAATCTGCCCTTGCAATACCTGTGATATATTAGCGACGCAGGGCCAGCCGGGGCAAATCGTCAGCACGGATCGGGGCAGTGGCGATGGTCGGGGGCTTAGCATTCATCGGCCACCTCCTGGGCTGATCGCTTTACCAGGGCCGCACGGACGGTTTCCAGGTCGAACAGCCGGCGCCGGGCCCTGAGCCGCTCGGCCTGGGTCCGCCAGGCGATACGCAGCGTGCTGGGTGGATTGGGGGCGCTCTGAGCACTACCCCGTCTCTGTCCCCGGCCAGGCGGAGGTGCAGGGGAAGCCGCTGGCACCAAACCACCGTCCGCAAGATCATCATGGAACGCGATTCCCGCCCCGCTGGGCGGCGATAGGGGCGGGGTGTCAACCAGGGCCGCCAGATTCGGGGAAGCAACGGCCCGGAGAATATCAACGGTTGCACGATGAAACCGTTGCTCCGGCCGAAGGCTTTTGCCGGCCTGGTCGCGAGAGTCGCCTTTAGCTTCCGGTAAAGTTTCCGGAACCTGTTGGGGGCTGCCACGACCGGCTTCTTTTCGCCCTGCGCCTGCCGATCCTTCGCCACCTGGTCGTACAGGTCGCGGGCCTTGCTCCCCCGATGCCGGTCACTCGCAACGCCAGAATCGTTTGCCGCCCCGTCCTGCCCCGATCTCGCTTCGGGCCGTCGTTCGCCCCCGCCGCGCTGGCGGACGCATCGCCAGGGGCACGGCAGCGGTTCCTACGGCGGCCTACAGGCTCGCCTGGTCCAGGCCGGCAGCGCGGCAAGAAAGCAGACCCTCGGGCCCACGGTCCACAGGGTCAACGGTTGCACGATGCAACCGTTTCCGCCCTCGGCTGCGCCAGGATGCACTTGGTATGGGACAGGCTCGAGGCGATTGTGTGCCATGCCCGCTCCTTGTCCTGGTCCGGTGTTTTCCGCCAGCGCCAGGCGACTGCGTCTTCTGGCCGAAGTTGCGAATCAAAAATGCCGGGGGCGGGGGGACGAGTCCCCGCCCCCAGCGTAGGAGGATTCAACCGCAAGGCTCTCTCTTGCTCAGAGCCCTACGGTTGCGGACTCCACCGAGTCCACCGGCACGCCATCCGCTGAACGCGCTGGTGGGTGTTGCCTGCCCGGCCGTGTTAAGGAGGATGAAAACACGGCCGGACGCACTCGGTTAGGTCATTCGCCCGGATTCGCGTACAGGCTCAGCCACGAGGTCGCCTTGGCGGCGCAGACGTGGCGAATAGAAAATTCCCGGATATCAGGACTCATGGTCTCCACCTGCTCCAGCGTGGGGGCTTCGTAGCCTTCCAGGAAGCAGACCTCGATTCCGTCATACTGGCCGGGATCGGCCGCCGCATACCACGCGGTCGGGCTGGTGGCGTCGAGCAACGGGCTTACCACCAGCTCCAGCTTGCCCTGCCAGATGTTCTTGACGTTCGGCACAGACGCACTCGGGTCATTCTCGCTGGTGAGGATCTGTTCGCTGATGCCTTCCAGCGCCGCCGGCACGATAAGCGCCGCCGGCTCGATGTTCAGGATAGCGTCGCCGACGGACTGCAGCCGCATGGCCAGCCGCATAGCGTTCAGACGTGCGACCGTCGGCACGCCCTTGTCCGCCGTGCTAGTGGCGATATTGCCGTGGGCTGCGTCGAAAAGGGGTATCCCGTCGCCCATGGCGGCGTTGGTCGTAAGCACCGCGATCGGCAAGGAATCCTCCAGCCGCCGGGCCGCGCCCATCAGGTTGCGCGGAATCCGCGAAAACGCATCGAGGTCATCGTTCACGATCGCTTCCCAGGTCAGCGAGAATTTCTTGCCGTACTTCACCACGCGGTAGACTTCTCGCCTGTCCCCAAAACTCCCGTAGGTGTACTCGCCGCCCTCCTCGACCACGGCCAGATTCGGGAACGGGTCGGCGTTGGTGCGGTGGATTTCGCGGAAGTCCTTTGCCGTTGCCTTGCGACAGTATTTCGGCCACTGAGGGGCGTACTCGATGTACTCGCGCTGCAAGCTGCGATTCATGGCCATGCCCAGTACGCTCGGGAAATCGCTGGTGGAGTGCGCGCCCATCGGCGTCAGCGGACGGCCGTCCAGGCCGCGCAGATCCCAGGCCGCGCGGCGGATCTCCCGCTCGGTCATGGTGTTGACGGGCAGACCATTGGCGGCCAGGAAGTTTTGTGCAAGGCGGTACAGAGGCAGCCGCCGGAATTGTTCCGCGCGGGGGTGTGCCTTGCGCTCGTTGCCCTCGGCATCGTAGAACTTGCACTTGGGGTTCGAACGCAAACAGATGGCATCGGCCACGGCATCAGTGAGGCTGCCCCGATTCAGGTCGTCGCCGACTGAGATTCGCAGTGGCTTCCTGGTTGCGGCCACGCGGTCAACGCCAAAGCGACGCATGGCCTCGCCGACCGAAAGCCCTTCCATTGACTCGCTGGCGTCGTCGCTGGCGTCGTCGCCGGTGTCCTGGTCCTGGTCCTGGTCCTCACACGTGCATTCCTCTTCGGGCATGCCGCACACGTCGCAGAGGCCGTCGCCGTCCTCGTCGATGAACGCCTTGCCGCCGCCCTCGGCCAGCTTCGCAGCAAACTCGGCCTCCGGGCCGGTGAGGGATTCCATGTACCTCACGGCGTCGGCGTCACTGGCACAGGTCTTCAATCCGATTGAGTGGAGGTATTGTCGCAAAATCTTTTTCATAGTCTTATCCCCAAATAGAGGTTACTGGTTCAAAGTTCCTGCGTTGCTCGCCGCGCCTTTCGGGCTCACGACCACGGCGGTCATGGCATGGCGGACGAAATGTTGGTAGGTGTCGCCCTTCTGCTTCTGGACGATGGTGGGTTGTCGCTCGCTTCTGAGGAACACACACGCCACCGGAGGCAGTTGCTCCTTGCGGGCGGTCAGATACCACGCCGTGCCGGTCAAGCGCGGCTCGGGCACCAGGGTAATTCGCTGCTCCGGTGCCAGGGTCGCATTGACTTCGTACAGAGCGCCGGCCGCCGTCGCCGTCAGTGCGGACGGGCAGAGCAGGGCACCGGGCCGAAGATGCAGACTTCCGCCGTCCGGGCCGGTCTGCGCGGCCAGCAGGGCAATCATGGCGTTGAGGCTCGCGGCGCTCGGGGGGCCGATGGCGTCACCCGATGCCGCCGGCCAGGTCCCGCCGGCCAGGGCGGAATAGGCCACGTCGTCTTCAGACTCCACCGCCGCCCGCGCCAAGCCTCGAAGCCCGGCTTGAATGGCCTGCTGATCGTCCGCGCAGACCATTTCGAACGATACTGAGAATTTCGCACCCCGCTTGCTCAGGGCCGCCGACGTTGCGCCGCCCTCGAACTTCAGATCCTGGTAGGATCCGAACTCGGGAATCACCGGCAGCGCGCCGCCGGGGGTGATTGTGGTGATCGTGCCGGTGAGGCGATCGATCGTGGCCTCCGCAGCCCACAAGGGCCACGTCGGAGGGGTCTGCTTCAGGGTATCGAGCACCACGCGGTCGGCGGTTTCCGCCAGCACGCCGCCGAAATCGCCGGCCACGAGCAGCCCCAACGGGGTCCGGCTGGCGAGTAGGTCCGCCAGTTCACGCCGGCTGATTTCGCCCTTGTAGCCGCGGGCGGACGCAATCGCCTTGATAAGCCGGGTCGGCTTCTCGCCGCCGGCCAGGGCTTCGGCAAGCCCCTTGATGCTTGGTTTTTTCGCCGTTTGTACCATATCGCACTCCAATCTCCGGCCTCGGCCAGGTCGCTCTTCTACTAAACTCGCTCGCCGTCAGCGCCCCGAAAAACGTCCGTCTTACGTGTCCCTTTCATAAGTCCTTACGCCGCTTGTGGGTGCAAGTAAACCTGAAATTTGTGTCCCGAAATCTGGACGATTAGCGGGCTCTGACTGACCGTAAACGAAAAGAACGCCAGAAGTACCTTGCACCCTCATTCCGCCACCTCCTGCCGTCACCGCCGTCACCGCCGTCGCACGGGGCACCGGGTATGGGGGTGCTGCCCTATTGGTGACAGAGGTGACAGAGGTGACACTACCTTTGATAACTTTTTTCTTCTCTGGCGCATACGCGAACTTTACAAAACTAGTGTCACCCAGTGTCACCAGTGTCACCGATAGGGCAGAACCCCTATCCGTGACAGAGGTGGCAGATACTCTGATAACTTCCTGTCTCTGGTGCATACGCGAACTTTACAAAAAACTAGTGTCACCTCTGTCACCCACTGTCACACAGGCACCAGGCCGATGCCTGCCCAATAGCTACCATACTTATCACGCCCCCTCACGCACCCCTTGGCCTTCAGGCGCTCCGCGAACTCCTGCGGATGTAGCGGACGTCGGATTCCCACCTCTTCGGCGTACTGGAGGTATGCAGTTCTCAGCATGTTTCCTCGTGTCTCCCAGCCCTCGCCGAAGACGCACCGCTCGGTAAAGAAATCTCGCAGCGGGTCCTGGTCTTGGCGGTAGGCTTCCGTTGCCGCCTCGAGGCACTCAGGCACCCGCAAACCTTCCTCCTGCCAGGCGAGACAGCCCCGAACGGCCCACGCGAGAATGGCGGCCCGCGCTTCGGGGTCATTCCGCAACGTTTCCTTCACCCGGGGGTCTCGCTGCTCTTTAGGCACTACGTGCTCAAATGGGATTCGAACAATCCGCCGCCATAGGGCGTCGTCGGTATCGTCGGCCCGTGGCGCGTGATTTGCCGCCAGCCACAACTTGAACCGTGGGAGGAATTGGAACGCTTCCTGGTACAGATACCGCGCGGTGATCGTGTCGCCGCCGGTGAGCATCTTCACGAGCCCTTGGGCCAGTTGCCGGCCGTCGCTTAACTCCACTGAGGAAACGAACCGCGCGCCGTCCAGCCGGGCAATATCGTTGCGAATACCGCCAGCGCCGGGCCTGTCGAGAAACGATTCAAAATCAGCCGTGACGGCATAGTCGCCCAGGGCCGATTTCAGGGCCTCGATAAACGTGCTCTTGCCGGCCGCACCAGGGCCGTGCACGAAAAACAGCTTCTCTTCGGCCGTCGAGCCCGTCAGGCTGTAGCCGACTGCTCGTTGTAGGAACTCCGCAACCTCGCGATTTCCGCCCGTCGCATCGGCCAACAGCTTTGACCACACGGGGTGTTCCTGCCCCTCGACGTAGCGAACCGGGGCCATGCGGGTAATCAGATCCTCGCGCCGGTGCTCCCTCAGCTCTCCGGTGCGCAGGTCGATGGTGCCGTTCTCGACGTTCAGCACCCAATCATCGGCGTTGAGCATTGCCGGCGTCACCGGGATACCGGGCTCACTTTGCGCCCTGGAAACCATCGCCCGCAGTCGGCTATCTGATTCACACGCCAGGGCAAACTTGACCAGGCGTCGCCGAGCTTCATCGTCCGGCTCATTGGCTGCGTCCGCCAAAATCCGACGAACGGTCTCTTTCGCGCGCTGGTGTATCTGGCCGATCTCGTCAACTTCCCACCGCTTGCCCGTATAGATCAGCCACTTGCCCCACGCCGGCACGTAACGCAGGTCCGCCCCGAACAGCTTCACCAGCCGCTCAGCGTTGCCCAGGTCGGTAAGCGGTTCGCCGGCCACGTGGATTTCGTTTACTGCCCGCGTGCCCCGATTCAGCGCCTCCCCGCGCGTCGCCTTTTTTTCCGTGCCCCGATTCAGCGCCTCCCCGCGCGTCGCCCTTTTTTCCGCGTCCCGAATTCGCGCTATGATTTGCTCGTCTGTCCATGCCCTCGGGAATGGCTTCTCCCGGGCATATTCCCGGATGGCCTCGATGCCCTCCGCTTCTGTCAGGTCGTATCTCACCACCTGTCGCGCCGCCAAGAGCAGACGCCTTGAGCCGTCGCTGTGGTCTGGCAAGTCTATCTTCTTCATGGCGGCCACGGCCTTAGACCTTCTGCCCTTCTCCGCCTGGCGTTGCGGGGGGCGCTCGCCAAGCTCTTCCAGTACCCGGTTCGCCAGCCCTTCTACGGCCATCAGCAGTTCCTCCGGGTCGATCTCTGCCGGCTCCGCGCCTTCCACCTCCCAGGTGATAGGCTCCCCGCTCTCGTGAGTGCTTGGTGGAAACACCGTCTGCGTGCCGGTACCCCGGATCTGGATAAGATGCCCCGCTTTGCTTGTGTAGGTCGTCGTTTTAATCGGCGCGGTCACCCGATACAGCCAATGGCTGCGAGGGTTGCTCGCTCTCCCGAATACAGCGGTCGGCGGTAGGTGCTCGCCGGCCAGCTCAGCGCAGCGGCGATTGTCGATATCAATATCCACCAGCCACCCGGAAGGTTCGCCCAGCAGCACGCCGACGTTCTGCGGCCGGCAATTGAAATGGCGCTCGAGGTCCGTCTCGGCCAGCCGCAGCTTCTGCCAGCCGGCGAAACCGGGATTCTTTGACCGAAATGGAATCGGTATCGGTGCCCACCCGCGGCGGAGGTAATCGCGTGCCGCGTTTAGTGCGGTCATTTTTTGTCCTCCAGCATGCGAACAAGGGCCCGCGCCGCGTCTAGCAACTTGAGCGCAGCGCCGGCACAGGGCCAGCAGAGGGGAAAATCGGGGAGAGGTCGCCAGCCGGGAGTGCCTCGCCGCTCGGCGGCGCACAGAGCACAGGTGTAGTTCTCGGGTTGCGGTTGGGGGCGTGTGCTCACCTTCCACCTCCCGCCAGCGCCCGGGCGCGACCCGCTTGGGCTGGCGTCAACATCGGGGGGAGGGATTGTGTTTTCGGTTGCTGGCATCCGTGCCGGCCCTCAGTTACTTACCCGATTTGCTCTCGGGTCACTTCCTCGAACTCGCCGTCAGGCCGGCGCTTCAGTGTCAGCAGCCACTTCTTGCCCAGGTCGTCGATCTCGATGCGCTGGATGTGGCGCCAGGTCGGGTCTTCATCCGGGTGGCCTTCCGCGTCGTAAATCACGCGAAGCAGCCGCGCCAGGGATTCCGGAGAACCGTCATTCCAGGTCGAATTGATGACCCTACTGAGCTCGATGCCGGCCATGGTGGGGCTCAGCAGGGTCTCCTTTATTACCTCCTCGGCCGCTTCCCGAATGGCCTCCGTCAGCCAGCGGGTGCGCTCACCGCCGTACCGGCGCTTTGCCAGGATGGCCAACGTTTCAGCGTCCGCCGGGGTCAGTCTCAAGAGGACCTGCTCTGTCTTTCGCCTTGCCATTTTGAATCTCCTGTTGGGCTCTGCCCGCCTCTTGTGGTTATAAATGTATATCGTGGTCAACCACGCTTGCCATGAATATTTCCGGGGGTAAACACCCGAAAAGACAACGGAATCCGTCCGCCGGCTTTCCCCGTTGCGCAACGGCCCGAATGAGCGCCGGGGCGGTTACCGGGGTGGGGGGATGGGCCGGAGGGGCCGGCGAAAGAGAGGCAGAGGCAGAGTCCAGGGCGAGGGAAAAGGTAGGCAAAGAATTGCCTACCTTTTCTGGTGGCGACGGCAAATCCACCCAGCAAGCCGCGAAGAGGGCGGAAGGGGAAACGAAAAACCCTTATCCAAATCTTTGGATAAGGGTTTTCCGGACGAAAATAAAGCCATCGTTCACAGAAACCGACC